CGTCAATTAACTAACGATTATCTGACGAATGGTTATAAGAGCGAAATTGCAAGAGGAAGCCTGCTTGATCAGACGGTGCCTAACAAGAAAACACTTGAAAAGTACATGACGACGGCTGTTAACGCTAATTTCGAAGGTGCTAAATGGTCGGAGCGTATCTGGAAGAGACAGGAACAGTTGCGCAATTTGGTTAAAACGGAAGTGACCAGAGCTCTTGTTCGAGGAGAGAACGGTATAACCATCGCTCAGAGAATCCGTAAATACATGGATGTCTCTCGCACTGACGCTGAACGATTGGCAATCACGGAACATGCTAGAGTTCAGACACTAGCCCAGCAAGATATCATGAAAGAGAATGGCTTCGAGTATTTCAAACTCATGCCAGAATCGAGGGCTTGCGATTATTGCAAACAAGTTGGTCGTGATACCGAGAGGGAACCCGTCCCGGTTGATAAAATGGAGAGCGGGCTAAACGCCCCGCCGATGCACCCGTACTGCCGTTGTGCGGTTGCCGAGGTGGATGTAGAAGATAGCTCTTACTGATCCAGATAAAATAATCGGATTAATGAAATAAATAATTAAAGTCGTAGCAATACGGCTTTTTCTTATGCGCTGATAGCCGTGCTAGCCAAGGGGCTTGGGGGTTCGATGCCTCGTCAGCGCATAGGGCTTAAATTAGCCCTAAATAAACAATACTAGCGTGGCTCGTGGGTAAACACCCTAGACAAGACTAGAGAGGGCGTAGCTAGCCCTTATCGTGGCTTAGAAAGGGGCGCTACTCATGAGACTAGGTAGGAGGAAACTATGGAACAAGATAACACTATCGAGACTAACGGACAACAAGAGAGTCGCCAAGACCAAGGGCAAGGGAACACCTCAACCCCTGCGAGCGACTTCAAAGCGCCTGGTTCTCAATCTGAATTAGATAGCATAATTAACAAAGCGGTACAGACTGCTTTGAGTAACAGGGACAAGGGTGAACAAGAGCGTACAGCTCAAGCAGTAGCCGACGCCTTACAAAAAGAGAAAGATTATGCCAATCTATCAGCTCAAGATAGAGCTAAAAAAGAGTTCGAGGATCAGCAAAAAAGTTTTGAGAAAGAACGTGCTGCGTTCGAGCATGAAAAGCTTGTTGTTGCTGTTGAGAAAGATTTGGTAGCTAAAGGCTTGCCTAGTGCGTTGGCTGAGACATTCGCAATGGCTGGCAACGCTGAGAATGCACTTAAAGCAGTGACTGAGTTCGAAACAGTATTTAATAATGCTGTTGCGGAAGAAGTTAAGAAAACTGTCCGACAAAATGCACCTCAAGCATCAGCGGATGGCATTTCTAACACAGACAATTACGGCTCTCGCTTAGCTCAAAAAGCTGTCCGTTCGTCAGGTAAGATTATCTAGCCAACAATTAGAAAGGATTTTTCATGTCAGTAAAAAAAGTATTTGACACAAGTAACATTCTACGTTCTTTACCTTACAAAGCTGTCACTGCCACAGTTGATAAAAATTTTGCTGGTGTTGACGTAGACGGCAAGAAGTACATTAAAGCTGGTACTTTAGTAGCTGGTAAAGGTGGGTCAATTTTCGATGACCGCTCTAAACCAGTAGAAGAGAACAAGACGGCACCAGAAGGAATCGTTCTATACGATGCAGACTTGTCTGTTGATAAAACGGTATCTGTTTTGTACGCTGGTGAGGTTTGGAAAGAAGCAGTTAACGGTGGTACAGTTGACGACGCTATTAAAACAGCGCTGCCACTCGTTAAATTTATTGCAGGCAAAGGGGGTAATGCTTAATGGGTCTTATTTATGACACGGTAACAGCATCTAATATCGCTGGATATTTCAACACATCGCAATTAAACGTGGATTCTACGCTTGGGGAACGCATTTTCCCTGCACGCAAACAACTTGGAACTAAATTGTCTTACATCAAGGGTTCTTCAGGGCGTGCGGTTGTCTTGAAGCCAGCAGCATTCGACACTAATGTCACTATTCGTGAGCGTGTGGGCGCTGAAATCCATGACGAACAAATGCCATTCTTCAAAGAAGCTATGTTGGTCAAAGAAGCTGACCGTCAACAACTCAACTTAATCGCTGGATCTAACAACACTGGTTTGATTGAGACTATCACACAAGGCATTTTCAATGACGAAATGACACTTATCCAAGGTGCCCGTGCTCGTTTGGAATCTATGCGCATGCAAGCTCTCGCAACTGGTAAGATTGCGTTTGTCAATGAAGGAAAAAATGTTGATATTGACTATGGCGTTAAAGACGACCACAAGAAAACAGTTGCAAAAGACTGGACGCAAGCAACAGCAACACCTCTTGCGGACCTCGAAGAAGCAATCGAAACAGCTCAAAGCCTTGGCTTGATGCCAGAAATTGCTATCATGAATGCCAAAACGTTTAGCTTGATTCGTAAATCAGAATCTACGGTCAAAATCATCAAACCTCTTGCAGCTTCAGGGACAACAGTTACCAAAGCCGAGGTTGAAGCGTATATTTTGGACAATTACGGTGTGACAGTTCTTTTGGAAAACGGCACATACCGAAACGACAAAGGAGAAATTAGCAAATTCTATCCAGACGGTCATTTAACTTTGGTGCCAAACGGTTCATTGGGTTCTACTGTTTTCGGTACAACTCCAGAAGAGTCAGATTTGCAGTCTGGGGACACTCCAGAAGCTCAAGTTGAAGTGGTTGACCAAGGTATTGCAATTACAACTACTAAAACAACTGATCCAGTCAACGTCCAAACCAAAGTATCGATGATTGCGTTGCCTTCATTCGAACGCTTGGACGATTGCTATATGCTCACTGTTATTCCAGTAGCGTAGTTTGAAAGGAGTAGCTATGACTAAAGTTTTAAAAGCGTTTCAGGATAAAACCGACGGCATTATTTACTATGCCGGTGACGATTATGCTGGTGAACGTGTCGAAGAACTTGCTGAAGCAGGTTTCCTTGACTCTGAAACTGAAGAGAAACCCAAAAAAGCAAGTCGCCAAAAAGCAACAGATAACACTGAAGAATGAGGAGGTCTAGCATGGCTGAACTAGATCAAGAAAAGGTCCTAGATAATGTCATGCTGGACCTTGAGATTTCAAAAGATGACGACGATAGCATTGACCTCTTAAGAGTATTGCTAAATAGGGTAATCAGTCATTTTAAAGCAGAATATGCCGTTGTCAATATTGACGATGGTTTTTCTTTTATCTTCGAAGATTGCGTTATTAAACGCTTCAATCGTCGAGGAGCTGAAGGAGCTAAAGCTGAGACGGTAGATGGTCACTCAATGTCTTATTACGACAACGAGAACGAATTTAAACCGTATGACGATATGCTTCAAAGAACATTTGGGACCTCTGGGCAATCGAAGGAAGGGAGTGTGTTGTTTCTATGAGATACACAGATACTGTGATACTCAAATATCAAAACGATAAGACACCGAAACGATATGATCCCGTCCTTGGTCGCATGGTCGGAGGGGAAGAATGGTCCAAAGAAGTTAAGTGCAATGTGACTGGTGCAAGCTTAGACCTTCAAGCTAAGCTGGGAGGTTTGCTAAATGCTACGAGCTTGGTTGTTCGTTTCAGAAGCCCTGTGACAGTATCTGTAACTTCCGTTGAATACCGTGGTAGCAAATACATTCCAGTAACCGCTAGAGGATATCTAGCTGGAAGAAGTGTGCTGTACGTCAATAAGGCGGTGAAGTAATATGGCTACACTTACGTTTTATGGGCTAGATGAAATGAGCCAATCTTTGTTAAAAAATGCCAATCCAGAACGTCGACAACGAGTTTTAAAAAAATACGGCAGTAAATTAAAAGAGAACGCAATTGGCAAGGCGCAATTCAGCGGTAAATATACCACTGGCGCAACACGTCGCTCGATTACTCTTGAAGCTGGGGGTGATAGAGCTGTTGTGACGGCTCATACAAAATATTCTGGGTACCTTGAAGTAGGTACTCGAAAGATGGCAGCACAGCCTTTCATGGCTCCTGCGTTAGAAGCGACTGTCCCTGGGATGGTCGAGGAATTAGCTAAATGGGAGTAGATATGAAACAACCAGACCAATTACTACATGACGAACTCTTTCGAATTAGTGAGGGACTCGGTTTCGCTACTTACCCTTACCTTCCACCAGACAGTGCATCTTATCCATTCGTTGTTATGGGCGAAATTCAAACATTGCCCAGAGCCACAAAGTCACGCTTAATAGGTCGCTTGTCGTCAACCGTCCATGTTTGGGGGCGAGTAGATGACCGCAAGCAGTTATCTGATATGGCTGGGCAGTTATTGTCCAGTTATTTTGCTATCAAAAATATCGATGGGATGCACTTCTCAGCGGAAGTCAATGAGTCGTCAATTGATTCTAACCGTGATAACAGCACTGACGAAGAGCTTTATCACTTCATTATTTATTTATTTTACAAATTCTACTAAGGAGGAAAGCATGGCTGATACAAATGTTAAAGAAGCACAGCTAGGTAAAAATAAAATTTTGATGTTCCGTAAATACGGGGATACTAAAGCAGCAGCAAAATTGGCACTGCAAACAGAACATAAGTGGGAGTATTCCCGTGATGCCGACACAACCAAAACCAAAGATGGTGCGGTTGTGGCCGATGGTGGTCTAGAGACAACCTTGTCAATCAACGCAATCGGGACTAAGGATGAAGTCAACGAAATGCTGAAGCAATCAGTAGTTGATGGATACAAGGTCGAAGTTTGGGAAATTGATCTGACTGATAAGAAAACAAATGGGAAATACGGCGCACTCTATGCAATCGGTCGCTTGTCTTCGTGGGAAGTCCCAGCGAATGTTGAAGAGCTCGTAGAGATTGAATCTGAAATGTCCGTTGAAGGCAAGCCACAGGCTGGTGAAGCAACTCTGTCTGACGAGCAAATCAGAGAGATCCAATATACTTTCCAAGACACTACTGCTATTACTGGACATTGATAATTAAAACAGTTAGCGAGGGTTTCCCTCGCTTTTTATTTTTGAAAGGAAATTTAAAACATGAACACTATCACAATTAATGACAAAGACTATACTTTGAATTTTGGATTTGACTTCTTGCGAGTGCTCGACGAGCGTTATTCAATCAACCAAAACGGTGTAGCGTTTGGCTTTGGTGTACAACACGCAGTGGTTGATTTGCAACAAAAGAACCCACTTGTTCTGCTAGACCTCATTCAAGCTGGAACTGCTACAGAACGCCAAAAACCATCTGTAGAGGGTATTGAGCGTTTTGTTGAACGTGAGGCTGAAAATGGACGATTGGATAACTTGTTTGAGGATTTTTTCTCAGCATTGCAGAAGCAACCATTGACACGAGAAACAGCCAAACGAATGTTGGAAGCTCAAGAAGAAGCTTAGAAAACGTCAAGGATTCAAAAGAGACCTACGAAGATCTAGTCACAAATTGCATGGCTAGATACGGAACGACACTTTTAGAGGCCAGACGAATGACGCTGAATGAGTTGAGGCTGTATCAAAAAGCTTATGCGAAAAGGTTTATCCAAGAAGAGAAGAAACTTTATTTGCAAGCCTTCTTAAATCGTAGTGTCAAGGCCACAAGCAAGGGCGGTAAGAAGTATGTCTTTAAGGAATTTAAAGACTTTTATGACGAAGAACGTCGTGAAAAAGAACTTCTCGGGGATCATGAAAAAGACAATAGGCATCTTATCCAGATAGCTAGACGAAATTTAGCGTTCAAAAGAGAGGAGGGGTTGTTAGATGGCTGATAAAACATTCAATGTACGGGCGATACTGTCAGCACAAGATAACGGCTTATCTAGCGCCCTGAAAAACGCTCAAAAGCAAGCTGAATCACTTGGTAAGAGTAGCAAGGGCCTAGGCTCAATGTTTAAAAGTGTGCTCGGTGCTAACCTTGTTAGTGCTGGAATCACTAAGGGCATTGGCGCTATAACAAGTGGTATCGGTGGTATGATGACCGAGCTTAACAACTCAACGAAGGCTTGGAAAACATTCGATGGGAGCTTAAGCCAGTTAGGTTGGGGGCAAACAGAAATTGCGTCAGCTAAAAAGGCTATGCAAGACTATGCAACGCAGACAATTTATTCTGCCTCTGATATGGGGACTACATTCTCACAAATGGCTGCAATCGGTCGTAGCGATGCTGGCGACTTGGTAAAAGCTATGGGTGGTCTTGCCGCTTCTGCTGAAAATCCTAAACAGGCAATGAAGACACTGAGCCAACAAATGGTTCAAGCGATGACTAAGCCTAAGATCCAATGGCAAGACTTCAAGCTGATGATGGACCAGTCACCAGCAGGTATGGCTGCCGTCGCTAGAGAGATGGGAATGTCTCTAGATGATCTTGTAAGCAAAATTCAAAACGGTGAAATTAAGACTGAAGACTTTGCAGAGGCCTTTAAACGGGCTGGCGATTCTATGCAGAGCTTGGCTACTAGGTACAAATCTGTAGACGAAGCCGTTGGCGGGCTCTACGAAACGGTTTCAACCAAATTGCAACCAGTTTTTGAACAACTTAGTAACAAGGCAATCAGAGGAATCGAGGGTATCATTGATGCTCTTAGCAAAATTGATGAACAATCTGTCAAGAAGTTCGCAAACGGTCTTGATAAAGCAATTGACCAGGTTGTAAAAGGGGTCAGCCAAACCGTTCAAGCATTTTGGAAAGGCTTTAGCAACACAGGAGCCATCAAGGGTTTAGCAAATGCGTTTAAGTATGTTTCTACTCAAGCTAAAGCAGCGCTAAAAGCCATAGATTTCAAGGGTATATTCCAAGGGCTAGGCACTGGCATTGGCGACATTGTTAGTGGGCTATCAAGAGGCTTAACTGTTGCTACTGGGTCAGTTAAAAGCTTCATCAGCTCGTTCTCAGACACTGGCGCATTCAAAGCTTTTAAATCAGCGATAGGAGATGCTTGGGGAGCTGTTAAAACCATTGGGTCTTCAATTGGCGATGTGTTTAGTAGCTCTGAGATGCAGACAATTATCTCAGCACTAGGGACAGCGTTTGGAACGTTAACAAAATGGATATCTCAAGCTGTTTCAGCGGTATCTAAGTTTGTAAGTTCTATTCCTAAAGGCGTGCTCAACGGCATCACCAGTGGGATTTTAGCCATGGTAGCGGGCTTCATGACTGCAAAGGCTGGGCTTTCAGTGTTTGATACTGCTATGCGAGGCCTGAACTGGATTAAGTCATTCAATCCGTTCAGTGCCTTTAAAAATAAAGCCACTGAGGGGCTTAACGGAGCTACAAACAGCGTTAAACGTTCTAAGTCAACGATAGCTCAGTTGTTCAGTGGGATATCCAACGTAATCAAATCATCCGGAAACGCAATCAAAGGAATCTTGACAGCTATATTCAAAGGTATAGCTGAAACTTACAAAGGTTTCGGGCAAGGTCTAAAATTCGCCTTGCAAGGTCTCAAGGGGTTAAGTTCGGCTCAGATACTATCGTTTGCGACTGGTGTCGCTATCGCAGCAGTCGGAATTGGTGCAGGTATTGCCATTATCGTTGCTTCATTTACGCTCCTAGCTACACAATCCCAAGGTGTTTCGCAAATCTTAAACGCTCTAGGGTCAGCATTTAGCACTGTTGTGCAAGGCATTGGTAAGGCGGCTGGAACAGTAATTGAAGCGTTCGGTACTGCATTTGGTATCGTTATCAAAGCTGTTGGTGAAGCGGCACCGGGATTAGCTAAACTTTCGCCACTGGTTGAAGCTATTGGCACTGCTATTGGC